GCAGACTTTCGCACCTATGCCCGCGCCGTAAACATCACCGGCGAAGATGACCTAATAGATAGGCAGTTAGAGGCGTCTACGCGATACGTAGAGACCTACATAGGCCAGAGCTTGAATGAAAACCGAATGCAGGCAATCCTTTGGGACTTTGACGATGACCGAGACATGGACGCCGGCGAGCTTAGATACGTGCTTCCTATGGGTCCGGTAAGCTCTATTACTTCCGTAGTAGGTCAGGACCTGGAAGGGGCAAACACTACCCTAACAGCAGACGAGGATTACTATCTACTAACCGGCGGGCGGCTTCGCATTCCTTCGCCTACGGCTTACTCTACTTATACGGTTAATTATGTGGCCCAACTGTCCTACGTTACTGAGAACGTAAAAGAGGCTATTCTAAAGATATGCGCCGAGCTGTACCAAAACAGAGGTATAAGCGTAACGGGTACGATAGTAAGTAACCTTAAGGCGGATCTAAACAGCTTGCTGGCTAAGGAACGTACTAAGCTGTTCCTATGAATCCAGGGCTATTAAATGAGCAAGTAACGTGCTACGCCTACACAACGCAGGCGGATAGTATGGGCGGCTTTCGTTCTAAAGAGTCTGTAAGTTTTACGGACTGGGCGAACGTCAAGCGGTTAGGCAGTTCTAAGAACGCGGACGATGCGCGGGTACTGAACGTAAACCGATACGAAATTACTATGCGTTCCCGCTTGGATTGGTCCGGAGATATAGACGGCCCAGACTTCCCCAGCGATGTATTTAGAATAGAGTACAGAGGCAGAAGCCTGAGCGTAGACGGTCCGGCCATGGAGGGGCCAGATAGGGCCTTTGTAACTTTCCAAGCAGTAGAGCGGCAAGCGTAGTGCGTATAGAGTTCAAAGTAGACCAGCGCGAAATAGACAAGCTCATGCGCGACCTATCGGCCTACGGCGGCCGAGTGGCTAAGAAGATAGAGCAGGAAACCGCGTACGCTGCCTTGGAGGTTCAGCAGTTAGCAGCACGTAAAGCACCCCACAACCTGGGCCGGTTAGGTTCATCTATTCAAGTACAACGGCAAGCGCGATCCGTTAAGATTAGCAGAAGGCTCAGGGGCCAAGCTGCGCGGGTTACTTATATCGTAGGAACGGCCTTAAAGTATGCGGCCGCTGTAGAGTTCGGGAGCGTTCCACATTGGGCGCCTATAGCACCCTTAAAGCAATGGGCTAAGAGAAAGTTAGGAGACGAGGGCGCGGCCTATGCTGTACAGAAGAGTATAGCAAAGAGAGGTACAAAGCCTCAGCCATTTCTAAGACCGGCCTATAAGAAGGTTATACCAGGCTATAAGAAAGAGATTAAACGCATACTAAGGTCCGTTAGATGAAAGTAGGGGTATGGATGCCGTTATACGGCCGTCCGTTAGTTCTTAGAGCTGCTTTAGAGAGCTTTAAGGCCATGCGTATAAGGTGGCGAAATATGGGCATAGAGTTAGAGCTATGCGTAGGCTGGTCCCTTCCGGATGACCTTACGCAAGTGGTAAACCATTACGGCTATCCTTATGCGTCTGTATTCGCCGAGAATGACCCTTTAAGCTATAAGCAGGAAGCTATTTTAAATATAATGCAAGGCCGCTTTGACTACTACCTACAAATAGGCTCAGACGATGTGTTTATAGAAGAGGCAGACATTTATTACGAAGAGGCGCTAAGCAGAGGGGTACAGTATGTAGGATGCCGGTCCGTTTACTTTATAGAACCGAGTACCCAGAGGGCGGTAAGTACGGCAATGACCCATACAAGCGTAAACAGCTGTTTTGGAGCGGGTAGGCTATGGAGTGCCGCCGCTATGGATAAAGTGTTAGAGAACGGCCCTATATGGCCCAAGGCTATGAATAACCAGCTGGACCTACTGAGCGAAAAGCAATTTAAGGCCGCCGGGGTATGGATGGAAACCTTTGAAGAGGAACGGCCGTTTATTGTGGACATTAAGAGCGAGACGAATATCTGGAAGTTCAAGAAGTACCAGAACGAACGAGCCGAGGACTACCGGGAAATAGTAGGACGGATGGACAAGGGGGCGCGGGCCGCCGTAAATTTGTTACATGAAGTTAGCGCAGGGGCAAATACTTAAAGCGGTTTATACGCTACTAAAGGACAAGGTACTGGCCCCGGAACTGGCGGGAGCCTATAACCTTAACTACGTCCAGCGGGTCATAGATGACGGCGGGAGCATAATTGTAAGTACTTGTTTCAGCGACAATACAAGCCTAACGGGTTCTTATATACCTGCCTACACTTCCCAAACCCCAACCTTTGCGGACAAGGCTTATATCTTTATATATGGTCTTAACACAAACGAGACCGGGCCGCAGGATGAATTTATATATGAAGTGGCTATATCCGTTAAATGTGCAATAGTAGCCGAGCGGACCAGCATAAGCGCCGAGGATCTAAATAACTTCGGGGACACCGTAGCGGACCTTATGCAGCCTACTACCTTCGACAGCATCACCGTAACCGGCTTTAATATAGTTACTCAGCAACTTGAAGCGGTAAACTATGTACTGCCTGAGGTTCAAGATAGCCGGTACGAATGGTCTGTAACTTTGGACTGGCTTGTAAGAGTAGAAGAGATTTAATACATTCGCCGCGTAGCTTTTTCATATCGTTACGGTTTAGGTTTAGAAGGGTCTCAGGGGTGAGGCCCTTTTTTGTTTCTGCCTAATTTTGTACCATCTAAAAACTCTACATAATGGCGAAAATAGACGGCCGTTTTATACGCCTTGAATTTGGCGCAGGAACATTTCTTAAAGGGGTTACTACCTCTAACGTATCATTGTCTGCTGACATGATCGATGCAACTAACTATGAGTCTAACGGGTCTAAAGACTACTTGGCCGGTGAAAAGGGCGGGACCATCTCGGCTACTTTCCTTTTTGATCCGGATGTAAGCTCAGCCAACTTCGGGGACATCTTCGATGCTTGGGAAGGGGGTACTTCTACCGCTTACGTTTACGGTCATGCGTCTACTGGTTCGGAGGTTCTTACGGGTTCTTGCCTTGTTTCTACTTTGGATTGGGACGGTCCTAAGAACGAGGTAAGCACTTGCACGGCTACTCTTCAAATCACCGGCGCAATTGTCCGCGATGTCGCAAGCTAAAGTCTTATGGAATAACGGCGCATCCTTGCACCTGGGCGAGATACTGGGGCATGAGTATGTAGACGAGACCTACAAAACTCTAAGCGATGCGCTCTTATATTTCCAAAGGGTCCGGGAGGCGGAAGAGGACAAGCGAATAGCCGCCGCACGGGTTAAGCTATCGGACTGGAAGGGGTTTGCTGCTATCTATTTAGCGGCTCACCTTGCTTACTGCGATGATGCAAAGGATACACCAGAACACGACTTAAACAGCGCTTTAGGATATGTACAAAGTAATCCTGCTGCTATCGTTGACGTGCTTGTTATGGCCATCAACACCCTACCGAAAGCTACGGAAGAGGACACGGGGGAGGCAGTAGCCTAACTTGGGAGGACTTGCTAAACCTCGCTTGCGGGGACTTAGTACTAAGGGAGGCTGAATTTAAGTCCATGACGCACCGGGAGTTTATGCGCCGGGCGTTAGGCCATCAACGGCGCGAAGAAATGGAGTGGCACCGATGGAGGATGGGTATTTGCTATATGGTAAATATCCAAGCGAGCAAGGGGCATAGTATAACGCCTCAGGACGTTATTAAGCTGCCGATGGATGCGGGCCAGGTGGACGGCATAGACAATGAGACTAAAGAGGCGCTAAAACAATTTATGCGGAATGGCTAATACTATAGGCGAATTAAATGTAGAGATAGGCGCCAAGCTGGATAAATTGGAGCTGGCCCTGCGGCGTGTAGAGACCAAAGTAGGACAGTCGGCCAAAAAGACGGAAAGCGTAGCTAAGGGCCGATTTGGTAAAGTAGCAAGCATTATAAAGAATGCTTTTGCTATTGGCGCTATTATTCAATTTGAGCGTAAGATTATAGAGCTGGGTTCAGAGTTTCAGAAGTTTCAAGCTGTCTTAACTACTGCGCTCGGTAGTGGATCACTTGCCGAAGGGGCTATGGCCTCCATTCAAGCGTTCGCAAGTAAAACGCCTTTTAGTGTTCGTGAGCTTACAGACGCCTTTGTAAAGCTGACTAATCAGGGTTTTAAGCCTACAGAAAACGAAATGCGGCAGCTCGGAGACTTGGCCGCATCTACCGGTAAAAGTTTTGACCAGTTAGCCGAGGGTATTATAGATGCTCAGGTAGGGGAATTCGAGCGCCTCAAAGAGTTTGGTATACGGGCCTCACAGCAAGGGGACCAGGTAACTTTTACTTTTAAGGGGGTTACGACTACGGTAGATAAAACCGCTGGGGCTATTCGTGAATACATTACAGCGTTGGGCGATGCGGAAGGCGTGTCTGGCTCTATGAATGCGATAAGTAAAACGCTTGGCGGTTCCATATCTAATATGGGCGATAGCTTCGATGCGTTATTAGTGAGCCTTAGCGATGTGCAGAGCTTTTTACCAGTGGTCTTTAACGGCATGAGCGATTTAGCTACTATGGCCGAGGCCAGTATAAGAGCTGGGGGCTTATTAGGTTTTGCTGAGATTCAACACGCCCAGCAAATGGGCCAAGCAACCTTTGAGCGTTATATAAAGAACTTCGATGACCTGGTAGAGAAGTACGGCAGTAGCGAAGCGGCTATGGAGGCTATGGAAAAGGCAGCCAATAATTTAGAGCAAACTGCTTCAGATAGTAACGATGTACACGCTTCAACGACTCTGCAACTATTGGAGCAGGCAAAGGCTATACGGCGAGCTATGGTAGAACTTACTGAGCTAAACCAAGCTGAGGACGCCGCCAATAAAAAGAGAATGGAAGCGGCAATGGCTGCTGCTCATCAAGCCTTACAAACGAAGAAGCTTAATGATGAATTAGATAAGTATTTTAATCGTCTTAAAAAAGGTGAGAAGTTTAAGGAAATAGACTTAACCGACTTGGCCGAAATAGGAATGGAAGGCGAAGAGGGCGTAATGGATCAAATTACTAAATCAGTCGAAAAAACTACGGAGGCGTTAGCCTTAGCCGCAAGCGTGGGCAATACGTTTGGCGGCGTATTGCAAAGCTCTTTCGATGCAGCCTTAATAAGCGGCGAGAACTTCGCTGAGGTATTCGGAAATGCTATAAAAAACCTTATCCTACAGCTTATATCCGCAGCGGCAACAGCGACCGTATTAGCCGCAATCCTTGCGCCTATTAGCGGGGTAGGCTTTGGCGCTACTTTTAGAGGTCTGTTTTTAGGTACGCCCGGCGGGGGCGGAGGCATGGGCGGCAACTTCGGCCAGTTCTTTGTATCGGGTTCTAACCTTGTAACCTCTACCAATAGGGCAAGACAGCAAGAAGGACGGAGCGTACGATGAGCGAGAAGTATAAAGCCACGTTTACCGATGACCAGGAAAAGTATACCTGGATTCTTTCGGTAATAGATACGGACTACGAAAGCTACAGCGATCGCGTAACGGCGGACGGCGGCACGGTCATAGGTATAGGCTGCCTTCCTTTAGAGCTTAACGAGCTTGTAGAATTTAAGCGCCTCAGCCTTGGCCCGGAAGCCTTTAGCTTAGAGTATGGAGGGCGGGGCGATGACTTCCTAAAACCTTTAAAGGGCAGCCGCGTAGTCTTTAGCTTCATGGCTGAGGACGATGCGGACTTAAGTTTTATAGATGACGTAGCAAGCACCCAGGAACAAAGGTTCTACGTTCGTCTTTATAGGGATGGCTCTTTATACTGGCAGGGGCCAATACTTCAGGACCTTATGCGGGTCCCTTATACGTCATTCCCTGCGGCCGTAGAAATACAAGCTATTTGCGGCCTTGCTCGTTTAAAGGGCTTAAAGGTTCCAGTAGTTAATTACTCTAACATCCTGGACGCTATAGCGGAGATCTTACGGCGCTTAGATAGTGGCCAGCTTTGGGCAAGCACGGACGACTTTATACGCACTTCTGTACGTTGGTACGAGGACCGAACGTATACGACTACGCCGCCGGTAGGGTTAGATACTTTAGCGTATAGCCGCTTACAAGCGAAGTTTACTAACTACACTTTTAACAATGACGGCGAGAAACTATATAGACCCTTAGACGAGCTGTTAGGCACAATACTAAGGGCCTTTGGTGCGCGTATATTCTTAGCGGATGGACTTTGGGTTATAGAGCAAATAGGCGAAGTGGCCAACAGCCCAAGCCGGTACAATGTATACGAGCGGGATTATAACTACTCGTCAGGCGATCCGAGCGCGGCCAGCGGCATAAGTTCAACGGGCAATAGCTGGACTACAAATTTCCAACTGCTCGGAACCGGAACAACTAACAGAATAGGAACGGAAAGCAGCTGGACCTATTTACCCGCTGTAAAGGAATTTAGTATACGCTATGATGTAAACGCAATCAACAGCGCGGACCTTATATTCCTTCGCTCAGTAAACACTTATAGCGCCTTTGGTAATGTAGGCAGCAGCACTACGGCAGGTTTGTTTCTACAACTACAAGCCCGGCGGCATAAGATTGTAAACAGTACAGCCAGTACTCAATACTGCTATTTAGAGGCTTATGCTACCGTTAGGCTTACCGGAAGTGCTACTACGTACTACATGGTCCCAGGGCCAAACGTAGGTATAAGCGTATGGAGTACAACAGCGGCACGGCTTAAAGTATGTCAAGTGTTAGCCATAGTACCGGCGAGCGGAAACGAGATAACAACACAAGCATTTCCGGGAACGGACTTTAAGACCGACACTATACCGGTAAGCGGTCTGTTAGAGATAAAGTACGAGGTAGAGTTTAAGGAAATGCAAGACCCTACGCAGACAAATTCTAATGTCTCTTTGGGTACTATAACTGTAGCAGATGGGGACCGCTACTTCGATAACCGAGGCTTCCGAGCGTTTATGTCTGGACGCTTAGGGACTGAGTCTTTTGATGGCTACACCTACACGGTAGAGAACACCGTAGACACGGAAAGCACGGTAGAGGAAGAGTTAGACAGCGTATTTATAGGGGACCAGCTAAACAGCCGAGGGAGTAACGGACAGATAGAAATATATGACGTTAATAATACAGATTGGTTTCCTTCTGAGAATTGGAAGATTCGCGGCGTAGGGGTTGCAAGCAAAGACGTTTTAGAGCATTTGGTAATAACTGCAATGCAACTGCGGGAGACGCCTAAGCGCCTATTTGATCTAAACTACTTTGGGACCTTTGACCCTATAAAAGCCTTTACCGTAGGGGTTACTAAAAATTACCTTTGGAACTGGCTAAGGTTGACAGCGAGTACCAATTTTATAGAGACTGAGAGCTACGAACTTGAGCAGAGTAGTACAAGCTACACGGCTACAAATGAATATGATTACGTTAGCTTAGACGTAATTGATAACATTTTTAGAGCTTCCGGAGGTATAGGCGGCGGCATTGTAGGTGAAGCACCTAACCCAATAGGCACGCCGATAAACGGCCTAACGATTCAAGAGCAGTCCGGGACTATTACCAGTATACCAATGTCTAAGGGCCTACGTTTTACTCTGGGCTTTGCGGGGGACATTATACAAGTGGTCCAGACCGATGGGACTATAACAGAGTTTACCCTGAGCGAAAATGCGTTAGTAGGCGATACTACTTTAAGCGTAGAGAGTCAAGCTATAAGCGGCGTACTTGCTGAGGGTTCCCGCATCTTAGCACCTGACGGCCGTAACACGCTTAAGAACGCTTCTTTAACTACCTACGATATCACCCGGTTTACTAAGGCCGAGTTACTACTATTAGAAGAAGGCGGCGGCTTTGAGGACCCAAGCGATATCCAAGTCTGGTTAGACTTCTCAGCGGGCGGCCACAACTTCAGCGCGGTAGATGTAGCCATGACCGAAAAGGGCAAATTTGCTACGGTCTTCAACGGTACAAGCTCTTACCTGGCTAACTCTACTTTAGACATAACGCAGCCTTTTACTATTGCTTTCGCAATAAACCTAAAGGAAACGAACACGGGCCGGTATATTCTTAGTTCAGACGGAAGCAGCGGGAAAATATTTGACATCTACACCGGGACCGGCGATAATGTTACTATAAGGGTAGGGGCTACTTCTCAGACCGCACAGATAGCGCGGGACGAGTGGGTAATATTCCAGCTTGTAGTAAACGTGGCCAGCTCTAAGTATAGGCAGAACTTAGATAGCTATACTTCGCTAACCTTGGGAACGGATCATATTAAACACCCGACTATTGGATACGATGGGGGGAGCGGCTTTTGTGCAATGGACCTAACGGCCGTTTGTATCTTTGAAAGAGTATTAACCGATGACGAGTTAGACGGCTTGTTTATCAACTTGGAAGCCCGCATTTAATGCCTTTAGACAAATACGTAGACGCCTCTTTAGTTTTGGTCCCTTCTGGGCGCAAGGCTGGGAAGGCTTATAGCCAGATACCTACCGATGGGGACGGGGACCTAAGTTTATCCCGTGCCTCTATTAAGACCGAGGTAGACACCAGCGGAAACGTAGTGAGCTTGGCGGACAATGTACCGGGCTTGGACTTTAGTTTAGGGGCTTGTCCTTATTTGTCTTTAGATCCGCTTAGTACTAATATCTGCCTTTACTCCGAGGACTTTAGTACGACATGGGCCACGGGCGGGGGTGCTACTGTAGCAACAGACACAACCGTAAGCCCAGGGGGTAGCGATGACGCCGATACGATAACCTTAGACGGGGCAGCGGCGAGCCGGGTAGAGCAGTCTATAACTATGAGTACGTCTACCGTTTACACTTTGTCTGTATGGGCTAAAGTAGCAAGCGGTACAAAGGACTTTCGGTTAGGCTACAACGATGGGACAAGTACAACGGCCAGCGATGACCTAACGGCTACTACAGACTGGCAGCGCTTTGAATTTACCTTCACTACAAGTGCAAGCCATACCGGGGAAGAAATAAGGATAACCAATAACGTAGCCGGAGACCCTGGGGACCTTATCGTATGGGGCGCTCAGTTAGAGTTAGGGGACTATGCTACTGGTTATATACCCACAACAAGCGCGGCGGTAACTCGGCAGTCGGATGTATTCAGCTTGACGGACCTTATTACTAACGGCCTTTTAGGTGCTACCGTTGGTACGATGTACATAAAGGGAAAGATAAACGTAGAGGCCGGTAACGCAAATCTGTTTATACTATCGGACGGAACCGCAAATAACCGTATAAGGCTTAGCCAAAACCTTATACAATGCACTACGGCCGGGAGTAATGCTAATATTACCGGGGTCTTTACGGCTGACGCTGACGGCTATGACGATGTAAACTTTGCAGTAAGATGGAACGGAACAAACGCCAAGGTTTATTTAGACGGCACGGCCGCAGCTGCGGGTACTGCTGTATTTACTGCTGGGGCTGCTCTAACTGAGTTTGAGCTAAACGGCAAGAACGATACGAGCTGGATAAAGGAAGTACTATTCTATACTACTGCTTTGTCTGATGCGGATATGATCACTTTAACTACTCCATAGATGCCAGTACCTCCAGTTATACAGATGTATCGTTACGTCATGGGATCGGGCGGCGGCTTGGGTAACTTGCTGAAAGCCTCGGAAGAGTTCCAGCAGACACGCGACTGGGTCCGCTATCCTACAAACTCACAGACGCCAACGGTAAACGATGACAGCAGACCGGACCCAAACGGCGGCACAACTGCGGACCAGATAGGGCTTACCGCTAACACTTCCGCAAGGCTACAGCAGACGGTTACTTTAAGCGCTTCGACTGAATATACGTTCAGCGTATACGCAAGGGCGGTTAGTGGTACTGTAGACTTTAGGATGCGTAACGTAACTCTAAAGGATGCCGAGGTAAAGACGGCCACTACTACCGGACCGGACGGCGGGGGCTTTACTCGTTTTACCTACACCTTTACAACGACTACGGCCGGGTCTTATGAATTGGCCTTACAAAACGATACTAACGCCACGGCAAAGGATGTAATCTTTTGGGGCGCTATGCTTAACCAGGGCGGCACGGCTTTAGACTATGAGTATTCCGCACCTACTACGGGAGGGTCTGCACCTGCTCCGGCTTACGCTGGCTTCGGCGATGCTTTCGGAGGGGTTACGGCTTACTACTCTCTGCGCCAATTTACCGAGGCGGAAACGCTCAACGCCATACGGGTTAGAAGGTCAAGCGATGACACCGAGCAAGACATTGGCTTCGATGCTAACGGGGACTTGGATAGTACGGCTCTCACCACTTTTGTGAATGAGGAATATACACTTGCAGATGAGGACTTTTCAAGTAGCACGGGGTGGACATTGGGAACGGGAGTGAGTATAACGGGCGGAGTTATGACCGCCAACACTTCGGGAACAGTAGTTTCTTACAAAAATTTTGGTGATACGGGAGCGCAACAAGTACGAGTAACATTTACAGTTTCCAACTATGTGAGCGGAAGCGTTCGATATATGAACTTTGCAGTATCAACAACGGGAACATCAAGAAGCGCAAACGGAACATATACCGAAGTTTTAACGCTTCAAGAGGGAGGTAACGCCAATCATGGGCTTCAAATGCTGAGCAATTTTGTCGGTGATATTGACGATTTTGAAGTTGTACAGATAACCGCAGACGGAGCGGTTACAACCTTCTACGACCAAACGGGCAACGGCAACAATGCGACCAACGCGACCGCATCCGAGCAGCCTAAAATAGTATCAGGCGGAAGCGTTGAGACTTTAGGGTCAGACGTTACACCCGTAAGGCAAGGGGTAACAACAACCTTGGATATTAGTGGTGTTGAGTCTTCAGTTACCGGGGCTTTTACTCTTGTTACGAGATTCTATTTAAGGTCTCAAAGCGATTCAGATTGCATATTTGGCGGACGGGGGCTTACAGCTGGTGCGGGGCTTTGCGCCAGTTACCTGTCAGGGGCGTGGAGGTTTGAGGTTGTCACTACCACAGGGACGAGAGCTATTGTTGTTGTGTCAGATTCTAATACACCAATTAACAATTGGTACAATGTTATCTTCACTTGGGACGGCACTACCGATTCTAATGCCGTAAAAGTATACTTAAACACAAGCTCCAATATATTTACTGCTACTGCTAATGGAACAGTAATTAATTATGACGCATCCTACCCTATGTCAATATTTAATGCTGACCGAAACTCTTTTGACGGCGGGTTAGCCACTTGGACTATATTCGATAGTCAGGTAACGGATATAGACGGCTTATTTACTGCTATCACGCCATGAGTTGGTACATCGGAACATTAGAAGAGGTTGAAGCCTACAACCAAAAGATAAACGAGGCGAAGGCGTACAAGGGGTCTATCACTTCCAACTGGGCGAACCCACGGCAGCACCCTGACGGGAGCAAGTGGGCGATAATTGCACATAGCACCGAACCCGATGAAGAGAGCGGCCTAACATTAGTTGAAGAACTGACAGAAGATTGGACACCGAGTGAGGCCCCTTGACACTATTATTATCCATTGCTCGGCAACACCAGAAGGCCGGGACGTTTCAGCCGATGACATTAGAAGCTGGCACAAAGCGAGAGGCTGGAGGGATATAGGCTACCATTTTGTCGTAAACATAGACGGCTTTCTACAGATGGGCAGACCTATAGAGCAGATAGGCGCACACGCTAAAGGGTATAACCGTAAGTCTATAGGCATCTGTTATATCGGTGGTACGGATGCGGATCTAAACGCAAAAGACACGCTAAACGAGAAGCAGCGGGAAACTATCCAGGCGCTCATTATAGACCTAAAAAGGTCATATCCAACCATAACCAACCTTATCGGCCATAACGAAGTATCGGCTAAGACTTGTCCTAACTTTGTAGTAAGGGACAAGTTCACGCTATGAAGTCTACTTCACAAATCGGCCAAGACGTTTACGTACTTAAGCAGCTGCAAAACTTACGCGGCGGCTTCTTCGTAGACATTGGCGCGGGACACCCTGAGCAGATAAATAACACCCATCTTTTAGAGAAGAGTTACGGCTGGTCCGGAATCTCGTTAGACCTGGGTTATGCGGATGAATGGGAAGAGCAAAGAGACACGCCGCTAATAGTAGGCGATGCGCGTAAAGCTCGCTTTAAAACGCTGTTTAAAAAGCATAACGTACCCAAAGTAGTAGACTATCTGTCTATGGATTTAGAGCCGCCTACGGTTACGTTAGAGGTCTTAAAGCGCATTCCGTTCGATGTGTATACCTTCCGAGTCATAACATACGAGCATGACGGATATAGGAACCTCGGTACTGTGGAGCCTTCGCGGAAACTACTTGAAAAGAACGGGTATATTTTAGACAAGACTGTAAATAACCAAGAAGATTGGTATATAAGAACTGACCTATGAACTGGAACTTAAACGAGATCGGTATAAACATTGGCCTGATGGTCGGCGGGTTTTTCGGTTCTCTTATTACGATAAAGAAAAAGCGTTCAATTAAAGAGCAGCTGTTAAGCATTATTACCGGCACAATGTCGGCCAACTACCTTACGCCGGTCCTTATAGATTGGTTCAGCCTTCAGGGGTCCAGCCAGTACGGGACGGCCTTTATAGTAGGGTTTGGAGGTCTTAAACTTGTAGAAGCTCTTTACGATAAGTTCTTTAACAAAGTGGGGGCATGAAGCAGTTTCTATTTAATGCCTTGCAGTTTATCGTTATTGCTCTTCTGGCCTTTGCTCTGTTTGCTTGGATTGAATTAAAGTTTTTTCTGCCCCAGGTTGAAAAAGACATCTTAGACCACTTGCCCAAAGATTCGGCCTATCATGCAGCCGATACGATCCGCTAAGGTCGAATATGCGATACAAGGGCAATTTCTCTACTTTGTGGTCCGCTATTGGGACGAGTACGGCGAGAACTGCGCTGCTATTTATCCCGTTTCTTTTTACGCTTGTTAGCTGCTCGGCTAACTGGCACTTAAGAAAAGCCATAGCCAAGGACCCGACTATAATCCAGACCCAGGTTATAACGGTAGTAGACACGGTTATAGTAACGCCTCCGGAGCGCGTAGAAACCACTTTTGTAGCCCTGCCTATTGACACTATAACAATAGAGCGCGAACGCCTTAAAATTAAGATTAGGCGTATTCACGACACGCTAATAGTAGACGGCGAATGTAAGAGCGATACTATCCGAATAACCGAGACTATAGAAGGCCCTCCGGTAATTAAATATACCCCTCGTCCTAATTGGGAGAGCTGGTTAATTTACGCGGGCTTGGGTCTTTTGGCCTTTCGCGTAGTGTCCAAATTTTTGGGCTGAGTAATTCACTAACTTTCAAACCTTTGTAAATTTGTATAACCAGACTATGGACCGAATGAATACGCGATACTACAAAGAGCCAGAAGTAAGAGCGCAAATAGACCAGGTTTTAGAGAAGAACGCCCGAATGTTTGCGAACCTCGGCAATACCTCAACGCCTGATGAAGTGAAATGGGCGAAGAACAAAGAGCGCCAAAGATTAAAGAGGGTACAGCACTTGGACCCGGTAACAGTTGGGAGTTTGCTTGTAGAAGATTAGGGGGCTTATTACGCCCCTTTTTTATTTACTGTTATGGCCAATAAAGAACAAGTCTTAAAATTCGTTAGAGAGCATTTAGGCGAGCTTAACAGACCTAAAAACCCCAAGGGCATAAAGACCCTGGCCAAAGAGTACGCGGCCATACACGGCGGGGAAGTAGAGAACATCCGGTACATGATGCGGTATTACATGGGCAGGACCGGGAGGAACAAAGGCAAAGTATTTGAAATAAGGGATCGGAGCCGAGGCGAAACCCAGCCTAAGCGCCCTTATAGGTATGCTAAGGTTTTGATATTTGACATTGAGACGAGCCCGATAATAGCCTATACCTGGGGTATATGGGGCCAGAACATACCCACCGATAACATAATAAAGGACTGGCTAATACTGACCTGGGCGGCTAAGTGGCTGTTTGAGGACAAGGTTTATAGCGCGAAGATCACGCCAAAAGAAATAAAAGCCGATGACGATAGCCGAGTAGTTAAAGCGCTCTGGGCAATGATCGAGGAGGCGGATATAATCATAGCTCACAACGCCGCAAAGTTTGACGTCAAGCGGATGAACACCCGATTTTTAAAGCATCGTTTGGGCTTGCCCTCACCTTACCAGGTTATCGATACTTTGAAACACGCGCGGAAAAAGTTCAATATAACCAGCAACCGCCTGGACTATATAGCCAAGGACTTCTTAGGCATCGATGGAAAAATGGACACGCCGAAGGGTCTTTGGAAGCGATGCATAGAGGGCAGCTCTGAGGCGCTGGATATGATGGATAAATATTGCATTAAGGACGTATATGTACTTGAAGATGTATATATGCATCTTAGACCCTACATACAGCCACATCCAAACATTGGACTATTGGAGGACAGTAGTAAGCCGCAATGCCCTTGCTGCGGTTCTGAAGAGCTGACCGAGATAGGCGAGTATAGAACCTACGTTAATACGTTTATGGCCTTCAGATGTCCAGAGGGCAGTATAAGTAGGGCCAGGGTAAACAGCACACCGAGAAAGACGCGCGATAACTTGAACGTAAGTACGCCGCAGTAGTTAAAGCTCTTTAGTCTTTTGTTTGTAGTGTTCTATCTCTTCCTTTATCTCTGGTATACTCAGCTTTAAATTTTGCCCTCTGCGGCCTCGTAATGCCTTTAACCTATCTACACCTATCCGAGCCTCTAAACCTTCGCTATATTCAGCTATAGACCCGTGTTTATGCTGATTGCAGTAGACGCATTGGCCGTGTACATTGTCCTCGTCAAACCTTAGCTCTGGATGACTACCGACACTATAGAAGTGTCCAGCGTCATACTTACCTGAAAAACTACGGCCGCAACTTATACAGCCCTTTGCTTTGTCCCTTTCCCTTACGTACTTGTTAAATACTACTTGCAGTTTTTTAAGCCATGTACTATAAGTGTAAAGAGCTTCCCGCATCTGCTTAGTCTCAGCCTTCCGCTTCTTAGCGTCTTGCTGCTTCTTAAATTCCAGTATGCATTTAGGGTTTCCGCAGACCGGCTGCAAGGTGCTATACCTGGGCCTAAACCATTCTTTACAGATCCTGCATTTTTTCTGTCTGACGGTCAAACGTCAAGCATTTTAAGCGCCTTTCTGTATTCCTTTTCTGCTTTAAACTTTAACCAGCCCGGCATAAGATTGTCATTACTGACCAGCTTATACATATGATACAGCGATGCCTTAGCCGTCTGCTTAGTAGTCCGAACCTTGGCGCGTTCCCTTTGGGTATACAGCGTCATTTTCTGCTCCATCTTTAGGTTAGCTTCCTTTATGTCCTGGTCCGTCCGTTTTAATATCATGCAGAAGCCATCTTCACACAGATAGAGAATACGCAGTATAGTCTTGTCCCGGATGTCTACAAGCCCCTCCATATTCCTAAGCCCGTGTAGTACCGTTGCATGATCTTTACCAAACTCAGCGCCTAAAGAGTGAAGCGTAGAGGTTTTGGAATAAGTGCGCTTTAAATACCAATAGACTTGCCGGGCCATTACTAAAGGTCTGTAGCGCGTTCCATTGTACACATCTTCCAGGGTATAAGCAGCACCGTATACAGAGTTCACAGCGCTCAGGACTATTTCTAAAGCGGCGTTATCTCTCATCCTGCAAAGTGTAGTTCCTTTACGTTTAGCTGAAGCTGGGTCCGTATACCGTTATCCCCGTTCCAAGCATGGGCCGAGGGGACGCCCTTTACAAATAGCTTAGTCCCCTTAGTAAGGTGGGTAAGTATTTTGCTTTCTGGACGTATCCAATAGGAACAGCGCACCCATATAGTAGCGGCCTTGCCTTGCTCGTCTTTCTGCCAGGGGTGGCGGGTGGCTATGTTAAACTCTATTACGAGCTTATCCGAGTTCTTAGGGGTCTTTAGCTCAGCATCTGCGCCGAGGGTTCCGAGTGCATTTAGTTCGATCATTTGTTTTTGTTTAGTCGAATGAGTTTAAGACTGCTTCTATAGCGCCGATCCGTTCGCGTAGGCTTTGCTTATACGCCTCTACGGCCTTGGGGTCTTGTTCTATGTAGTACCCTTTAGACGTTGCAACGAGATTGCGGACCAGGCCATTAAGGCGAATGTAATTTATAACCTTCCGGACCCTTGCCCCGTTAATCTTAAAATTAAACGGCTCTGCCTTCAGCGCGTTAATAATCTGTCCAGAGGTTACGGCGTTATCCTGGCCTACCTTAGTCCTTAGTCCGGCGAGCATGACCGGCAGAAGGTTGTGCTGTTCCCAAGCTGTTAGCGGCTGGGTCTGTTCTTCGAAGCCAATCATTTTAGTACAAAGTTTTCGGCCGCTTCCTGCAGCAGCTCTACCCGTGCCTTTAGCTGCTCTATATGTTCTTCGCTGTATTCAAGGTCCCAGATCCGTACCCGCTCGTCTACTTCGATGTCATCAAATACGTGCATCTTTCTGAGCTGCTTGCAATAGACATCGTATTCCGGGTTCTCGTCCATCCCTTGGAACTTCCAACGCGCTGCACTTTCTAAGCCTATTAACGTGTCTTCTGGGGTATTGATAAGGGTATAGACTAACCGAGCGTGCTTTAGTCCCGTAAGCCACATATAGACCATTAACTGCCAGCCGTAGTCTGTAAGCATACCGCTTTTAGTATGTACGCCCTCGGCTTTCCAGAATGTATCGAACGTCCAAGCCGTTTTAATGTCTAATACCTCTTCGTCTGTTAGAAGGTCAGGCGTACCCGTGGCCCATTTGTTGGTTAGATTCTTGTCGTTCTTTTTGTACAGTATTTGGTTCTCTTCGACCAACTGAAGAAGGCTTATGCTTTGTTCCTCGCAGCGTATGCCTTTGTCCATCTGGTCCGTACGTACCGGCATACGGCGGCCGTACTTCTCAGATATATACCATTCCCTTAAATAGGTCTGAGCGCCTACGGGTAACTCGTTCTTTTTCGGGCTGCCCATAATCTTGCCCGCCTCGCTTGCTCTTATTTTAAATGCTTTCATGCTCCGCGCTTTTTGGTGAATGCTTCGTTAATGATTGGGTTAGAAAGTTCCTGCGGGGTAATAGAGGCCTTTACAATGTCCCAAGGGTTAGCGGCGATCCATTGCGCTGTCCTCTTTGCCTCTTCTTCTCTATTAACCTCGTCCTGGCTGAGTACTTCCCCTTCTACTATTTCCATCTCTTTGTATTCCTCAGGATTGTAGATGTCAGCCGCTATACCTAAATCGGCCGCGCACTTCTTTAAGGCATCCGTAGCCGCACCTTTCAAATCATTGCCCAGGTCTAACGGCGTATCGGTTCCTTTACGAAACTTAAGGTCTTGCCGGCCGTATTGCATTTTAACTATGCTTTTCTCGTTACTGCGGACCGTTAGCCGTCCCTTAACAATTACTTGCCGAGCTTCAAGGTTTACGATTTCATCAACTATCTCAAAATCCCAATCCCACCCAAAGGCAAGGTTTAGAACCTTCTTTACATAGCCTCCACTTACGTAGGTCCATTGGCCGCCGCCTTTCGCTGGACGTTTGCGCGTGTACCTGGGCGGGGTTCGTTTAAGAAAGAAATTGATTTGCTCCAGGTCCAAGGCTAAAGAATCTTTAACCTTTATTACCTCTTCCTTTCGGATTTGCGGGACTGCTTTTTTACTGTCCATTGGTTAGAGTTTGGTGAGCTGCAAATATAAACGGCTTTTCTAACTTTTCGCAAAAAGGGGTAAAAAGTGTTAAAACGCGGACGAAATGTTAAAATTTAACCCCTATCTAAAAACTTGTTTATATTCGCCCTAACCAAATACATTAA